GTGGGTGTATTGCGGACGATCTTTTCAGATCGAATTAGAAGAAGGAGCGGAAATGTGAATCTTCAGTGTAGCCTGGGAAGTAGAACTCTTGGTCAATAAGTGTTCTTCTGTATGGCGTGCGAAGATATCTCGTCACTTCGTTCATGGTGGGAAAGTGGTCGGATGGAATCTCGAAATGAGCTTCACCTTGTAAAATGACATCACGTTGGACACGTAAGTCGCGAGGGGAGTACCCTTCATCTGAGAGTTGATTCCAGATGGTTTGGAGAGTATCGATGACGCGTGGGTAGCGGTAGCAGCTTGCATAAGCAAAGCCAGCGCACTTGGCCATCAATGTTTCCATTGTTGGGTTGCCTCTTGGGTGGAGTAACATTGCGATGAGTTTGATTTCATCACGTTCGGGGTAACCATTGTTGTTCGTGTATCCTAGAACTTCAACGCCTTGGGCGTCGTTGTGTACTTCAATTTTCTCTTGACGTGGAAATGTGTCAAAGTAGAATTGTGCTTTCTCGATGAATGCAGCCTTGAAGTCATCATGTTGATTTGGAGGAATGTAGACACGAAGTTTGGTTTTCGAATCATCACCTTGAACTTTTAGGCGAGTATCCGTCTTTATGACGAATCCGAGAGCAGAGAGGATTGTGAGAATACGAGCATGGTTGATCAGTGAGTCGTCGCTCTGTGTTTGAAACAGACCTGAGTAGACGAACCAGTAGCCGTCAGCCATTAGGTAGGTGCTTCCGTCTGGGAAGACGAGAGGCATCTCTCTTGTGGCGCGGACTATCCAGTCCCAAACTCGGTGGAGGTGGACGGGGTCAGCTGATGAATTCTGATAGAATTTAGTGGGTATGTATCCATTGTCGAAATCGAAATAAGATTCATATGCAACATAGCATCGACGACGTTCTTCGAAGTTGACTCCGAGATCGTAGTTGGGCCAATCTATTGTGACAAAAGTTTTCCAATAGAGTCTTGGAATAGTCATGTCAATGTGTAGCTTTTGCATGCCGCCGAGGATTGTTTCGTAACCCCAAAGCATTGGAGTGTTGTTGGACTCGATCCAGTATCTGAATAAAGGCCAGAAACGTTGGGCAGATGGTATGACGTGCAGTTTAGAGACGCCAGCTATGACACGAACTTTGAACTTGTCAGTTGTAGATAGTGCAGGTTTCGTATGGATGGTGACTTGCGGAAACAGATGTCCGGCTTGTGTTATCATGTTACGCTTGATGCGGTGCATGAAAGAGCGGAGGTGTGTAAAGACAACGTGCTTGAGATTGCCGAATGACATTCGGGCGTCAGGCAGTAGTCCAGCTTTAGCAGCTTCTGAGACAGCGGCAATGAGTTTAGGGTCGTTAGAAAACGGCGCTTCAACATTAGGATGCCAGTTCCAGCGATAGAATCGCATGTCAGCGAGGTGAACAGGACGAAGCAATTCAGGAGGGCGAAAGGCGTCGGCTGTGATTTGCCAAGCTAGTTGGAAGTGTTCATCTTGAGGGACATTATGTATTGGCTTGTCAGCTTTAGAAATTGTGTCGATTATGAGGCCGAGGGTGGCTTGAGGGTGATGGTAGTTGTGGATCACGTCTTCAGCGATGTGGCCGGGGTAGTTCTTGCGGATAGCAGACTTGACGACATTTTGGTACATTCTGTACTGATGTGGATTGCGATAAGGTATCGCTCGATCCTTTGATTGTCCAATATATTTCAAACAATGTTTGAACTCATAATGTGGAGTTTCTTCTTGTTGCGTCTTTCGAAATGGTGAGATCACGAGGTCAGCAAGATAGGAAGCAGCATTGAGAGCAGGCTTCAAAAAGAAATCTGTGTTGATGATCATTGTGGAAGTCGAATTTGATTGTGCGTGATTTGCAGGCGAGGGTTTGTCTCGTTTAGATTTAAAGAGTCGCGGGGATTCCG